TTAACGACTGACAACGGTACTCCATACAGTGCGGGTAATCAAGAAAACGCTATCGTCATTTATGCTAACACTGATGATAATGGTTCTAAGGTTGGTGACATCATTCGTCAAGTTGGCGCACGTAGATTTAAAGTCAAAACAGCCGATGGCACAGCTATTTGCAAATTAAAAGGTAGTGCAGTATCAGCAGAAGGGGAAATGACTATAACTGCTACAGACTCTACTAATGGCACATATTTTGTTACTAAGATCAGTGCTCACAAAGTTACAGTGACACGTGGTAACGGTACTGCATTTGATACAGGTGCATCTGTGCCATGGACATTTGTAAGTCCTGCTCCATCAGGATATGTAACTATTCCTAACGCTTAATATTTTTAAGCATCAACAAAAAAGTCGCATTAAGCGGCTTTTTTTATTAGTGTCTGAAGTTTATTTTGCACTATATCAAAATTGATTGTGTTGAATAATCCCGGGTGTAGTGGCTTAGGATAATGTTCACTATCAGTCCATGCATAACCGCAATGCTCATAATTTAGTTCTGGTATGAATTCTTTTTCAACTTGACAAAAGAATGTATGATATGTAAATGTGTTATTAATGAATTTTTGAATGGGTATTAGTTTAGCATTTTTTGGAAAGAAATTAATTTCTTCAATACACTCACGCTCAACACCTTCAAACAATGTTTCACCTTCATCAACCTTGCCACCAGGTATGCCCCAATTGCCCGGATTCTTGTTGTCGTTTCTTAAAAGGTATAAGAATCTTTTTGTATTAACTGCATAAAAAAAGATTCCTGCAGAGATGTTTTCTTTCATATGATTTATTATAAATCATTATCAATTAAATTACAATACTAAAATCACCTGCATCATACCAACCTTCAAAACTTTTTACCCATATACCGTCTTTATATCGATATTGAATCTTGGTAGTAAGATTAGTAACATATTCTGTGTTGATACTATTTGTACTATCAAAACTTACTTCCCAACGATTCCTACTACCTATAAATTGAATAATGTCATTGGCTTTTGCATTTACTGTACCCCATGCAGTATTTGATTCAGTGATGTGTTCTACTAGTAAGTATCGTTGACCATTTTGTGCAGGAGGTAATCCATGATCCGGTCCTTTAGTTTGTGGGTTAATAATACTAGTTACGGGAGTTAATGTATTCTGTGGTAATGTATCGGTATCAATGTTATAAATTAATATTCTATCATCTTGTGGATTAAATGTAAGAGTACCTACGATTTCTGTATCCATATATGGATTTTGTAACCAAATTTGACTGACCCCGGGTTTAACGGTTCCGTACATGGTTAAGAAAGGTGTCCAGTATGTAGTGTTAATATCTGGATTTTCAGGAACATCAAACTCACTATTTTCGGGTCTTAGTATATGAGTCTTAGGTAGTACTTGCAATGAATTGCCTAACAATAATAGTTTATATCCATATGGAGTAATCTTTTGTCTAGTACCTAACAATAGATGATCATCCTGCATATCACTAAGAGCATCACCTTTGAAAATACTTGCAATGATTTTATGTATAACACCAAGTTTTCTAACCTTAGTTGGGGTGCTAATCCATATAGGCATGTAGAATTTCCATGTCATAACATCTACTGGATTGCCTGATCCTTGCGGAATACTTCTACTACTAAATGTAATACCATCCTGATATACGACACTTAAACTTGTCCAGTCAATAAAGTTATCAGTACTTTGAATTTCCATTGCAGGATTAAACAATACACCAAGCTGTTCAAGCAATTCTAATTTTTGACTATAGTTTGTTGTCCAAAAATCTACTGTTATTCTCAGTGTGTAAGGAACTGGCATAACTCTTTCTACAGTAAATGCTTGTCCCTGTGTAGATTCATATTGTTGTGTTTCATTATTAAAAGTTCGTTGTCTAACACTTACCTTGTCTACAAAGTAAGGGTCTTGTGTTCTTTTTTGGTCATACTCAAACCCACTAATATAATAAGCAATCAATGGTGCACTGGGTAAACTATTGGGACTGTTATCAGACAATATTGATTGAACCATTCTACTTGAGTCACCGTATTGAATTGGTACTCGTACTAGTATCTCATTTCCTTGAGGGTCTTTTCCCTTAGAAACCTGCCAGTTACTAAATATTCTTGCAAACTGTAATAAAAATCTGCGTATTTGATTGTCGTAAAAAAACTCTGCCATTGTATGCCTTAATCGGGTTGAATTCTCAATGCGTTAGATAGTGATTGCTTCTCTGGCATTGTTGTACCATCTGTCAATACTGTTACATTACTGTTGTTGATGAAGCTAGCTAACTGTGATTGATTGTTAGGATCACCCATTCCAACACCAGTTCTTACATTCTCACTAATCTTAATCCATAATATACCATCCCAACGGAACAACTGCTGTGGTAAATAGTCTGTGCGTAAGAAATAATCTCCTACTCTAGGATTACCGGGGAATGTGATTCCGCTTCCTGTTGGTAAACCATTAGGTGCTTCATTAGTTCCTACTAAATATCCATCTGTATATCCAAATGCTCTTGGACTAAATCTTGCAACAAAACGATAGCGTGGATCGCTATCCGCTCTGTAATCCATAATATCTTGAATGATGGTGCCAGTAAATCCTTCTAATGAGGGGTCTTGGTCTGCATTACTATATGTGTTATCTGTTGTTCCATATGGTCCATCAACATCACCTAATGCCATGGCTGATAAAACTAATGTTCCTTTGACTGCACCACTTCCACCATCTGTCTTTTCTGGTTTAATTTCTGCAACCTTTAAACTCATATTTACAAACTCTTTTAGTTTTGTAAAATCACTATCAGCAGTCATATCCCAAATACTTTTTAATGCACCTGCACTTATACGAATAACAGGGGCGGCATGTTTATAACCGGGTGTTGTTATTTCTTGTAAATTACCTGAAGGTAATCTAGGACTACCTTTTAAGTAAACAATGTTTACCGGTGGAACAGGTTTGTTATTATCATCTAATGGAGCAATATATAATTGACGGCGATCATATCCTGATTTGGGTACAATTCTAGCAGCCTCTGCAATTACTGCATCGTTGATTTGAATGTTCTTATTATAACGACCTAATATATCTTTTAGATTATCAGCGGTATCTAGTTGCCAGTATACTGTATTAGTGCAAGGGATTCCTAACGGAACATCTCTTTTTGCTACATAGTTTTTTCCACCAAAATTAACCATATATCCTTCAGAATAAACAGCAGTTTGATCCCAATCACCTAAGTATGTATCTTTGTTCATTGGTTGTTCTAGTATACTAGCAAACTCTTGGCTATCAACCAATGGTTCACATTTAATTCTCCAAAGATGGGGATACCATGTAACACTAAAACCCTCACTTGAAAAATTACCATCTGTTATTTGATAATACCTACGTAAGGCTGCTGGAATCTTGTCGTTAAGTGGATGATAATCTGTTAAATGTGGTAGTTCTAAAACGTCACCTACTATTAGTTTTCTGCCTAGTACATCAATCATTTCATTGTAGTGAATATTAATGAATATCGTGTCGTTGTTTAGAAACAATCCAAACTGACTTAAATCAAAATCCAAATTTTGAGTATTGTAATGCCCTCTTATTCTGTATATGTTTGGCTCATATTTCCTATCACGGTTTTCAAGGAATAATAAATCTTGTATATTAGTTGGGTCAAGTTTATCGTATCGAGGTTGTGTTAAATCCTCGTTAGTAGGTTGTTGTGCTGTTCCTAGGTATTTATGAACATACAAGTCTACCCCACCCACAGTAAATTGTTCTTTGATTACCTTGTCAAAGAATTTATAGTCATTGGATTTTTCGGAACGGTACAGGCTTAATCTTGGCATAGTAATGTATTTATCGGTTACCAGAACGAAAATTAATAGATATTGAGGTTGACATATATTGGGAAATCTGCTATAATTATTAAATATCGATAACTTCAGGAGCTTATATGGTTACACGTAAACCCAAACAAACAGCAGATCATTTTATTAAAGCATTAAACCCAAAAGATGCTGATACTAAGTATTTTGGTGAAGAACCCTATTTCCCAGTACAACTTGAAGGGTCAGACCGTAAAGTTGCATTAGTCCGTGGATTCACTTGGTATAATCGTTTTTATGGTAAAAAAGATGCTAGAGAGTTGTTAGCACAATATTTGGATCATAATGCTCGTACAACAGAAGCTAAACTTTTACGCAAAGTAGAAGAAAAAGAATTTTCGTTGACACTTGCTTGGTTAAGTCGTATGACTTTGCGAGGTCTAGAGTTAACAGAACATGAAGAAACTACACTTGAAAATGAAATTGCTCGGTTAAATAAAATTATTCAAAAGCCTGAAATTGTGAAGGTAGAAGTTAAAGAATCCAATCGTCCCAACGTACAAGAAATTTTACGTGAAAAAGCAAAAGATGTTGCCGGTGAACTTGAAGGGGTTTTTGATGAGTGGATTACGCAAGGCAAAGTGTCAACCAAAACTGTTGACCTCGTTAGCAAATACAATGTTATGCCGCAACATATTCCGTTGATTGTTGATGCATGGAAAAAGAAACAAACAGAATTTGACTCAGTGGCTGAAGGTGATGACAAAGAATTGTCAGAGGCTTATGCTCATTTAGGTAAAATAAAACTACGTAACACTGTTAAGTTTATTGAACAAGTATTGAGTGATCTGAATAGTTACATTTCTATTAAGAAAGCAAGTAAAGCTCCTCGTAAACGTAAAGCTGTACCGATTGAGAAGATTGTTGCTAAATTGAAATATCTAAAACAATTCAAAGATGCCACAACCAAATTAGATTTGATTTCTGTTCATCCAACCAAAGTACATGGAGCAAGCGAAGCATGGGTATATGATACTGCTAAACGTAAATTACATCACTATATTGCCGATGAGTATTCAAAAGCATTTACAGTCAAAGGTAATACACTACTAGGCTTTGATACTACAAAGTCAGAAGTTAAAACCCTACGTAAGCCGGGTGAGCAGATTAAAGAAGTTATGGGAAGTAAGCCCGCGGCTCGCAAGTACTTTAGTGATATTAAAGCAGTCTCAACTACGCCAAATGGACGTTTTAATGAGAGTATGATTATTTTAAAGGCGTTCTAATGAGCATAATCGAACGAATGGCAGAAATGATGGTGCCAATTGATGAGTGTATTCAATTAACTGATGATAGAACAGACATGCTTATGTTAGCATGTGCTATGTTACAGCGCACCAGAGAAATATTTGACACTGAGTTAGGTGAAGAAGGAAGAAAATTAATGTTTAAGGATTTTGTATGAGTAAAATAGATTTAAATAGATACCAAGAATTTGTTGAAAAAGTTACTAGCATGCCTAGTAATGATTTAACTACCTTTATAGACACACTAGATAGATTAGATGCTAACTATGAATTAGATGCTAACGATGGGGTAATGAAACACGGGCCGGATGTTAACATTCCGTTATTGTTAACCGCATGTTTAGGACTTGCCGCAGAATCCGGTGAGTTTATTGAAATCCCTAAAAAGATTTTCTTCCAAGGAAAAGCATTAACTGATGAGAATGTATTCCATATGAAGCGTGAGTTGGGCGATGTGATTTGGTATTGGATTAATGCTTGCAGGGCACTCAACTTAGATCCGAATGAAGTAATTGCAGAGAATGTACGCAAACTTGAATCCCGATATCCGGGAGGACACTTTGATGCATTTCAGAGTGAGAACAGAAAAGAAGGAGACTTATAATGGCTAATAATAAATTCCCTAGATTATCCTGTGCTAGACTTAGTTCTGAAACATTTAAACCGTTGCTAGGAGTTTCGGTGCCTGCAAAATCACCAACTAATACTGGTCTAGTTGGTAAGTTTTTAGATGAATATGTAAAGACTCAACTTAATTTACCACATGACACCACAGTAGATTTAGAATTTTATGGAATTGAAATTAAATCTAAGGACAATGGTACTACCACAGACTGGAGTATTGGTGCTATGACTTTAGAAGATATCATTAAAAAATCCTACACTGAATCTTCTATCTATCAAAAGTGTCAATCGCTATTATTAATAACCACAGACGATAACTTTAGGAAAGTAGTTGATGTTGGTCTATACTATATGGATTTAGATGAAGTACAACAGTTGATTGAAGAAAGTTATGAGGATGTGAGGAGACAGTTAATATATAGAATTACAGAGCATAACAAAAAAATTCAAAATATGGTAGTGTCAGGAAACATAGCCGCTATTTTGAATCCTATTGAGTTTGGTTCTTACGAGAAATTTCAGGGAAAATATGGAAAGTTTGAGTACACAAACAATGGTACTAGCTTTCAGTTTAGAATAACATCAAAGCAGATGCGTCATCTAACACAAATCTCGGCCTCAAGCAAAATAGCAGATGTTCTGTTTATATAATGTTTCATTATGGTTCTTCAGATAAATATATTATCCGGAGAATCATATGGCAATTCAGCAATCAGCTACACTAGATCAATTAAAAGAAGAATTATTTAAGAATCTTCGCCTTCGTATGGGTGAGGGAATCATAGATTTAGAACTAGATCCGGAACACTTTGAAGCAGCCTATAAGTATGCTGTTCAGATATATCGTCAGAGGTCTCAGGCAGCAACAGAAGAAACATATACATTGATGACATTAAATGAGCATCAAACAAAATATACTCTTCCCAAAGAATTTATAAATGTCAGACAAGTATTTCGCAGAACAATTGGTTTAGAGACCGGACCCGCGGCAAGTAGTTTTGATCCATTTTCAAGTGCTATTCTCAATACTTATTTGTTAAATTATAACTCTGTGGGCGGCTTAGCAACATATGATTTATATGCGGGATATATTGAATTAGCCGCACGTATGTTCGGTGGATATGTAATTTACACGTTCAATTCTGTCACCAAGGAAATTAATCTTGTTAGAAATATCAAAGGTAGCGGAGAACAAATATTGATTTGGGCTGACATGCAAAAACCTGAAGAAATACTACTACAAGATCCTGGATCTGGTATTTGGATAGGTGATTGGACATTAAGCCAACTTAAGTTAACTTTGGGAGAAGCACGTGAGAAATTTGGATCAATTGCCGGCCCAGGTGGCGGCACAACATTAAATGGTACAGCACTAAAAGCTGAAGGCGCCAAAATGCAAGAAACTTTAATTGAAGATTTAAAACGTTACGTGGATTACAGTCAACCTCTAACATGGGTACAAGGTTAATATGAGAATTAGTGAATTGTTGTTTGAAGATACTGACCATGATATTTTATGGCACGGGACCTCTGAATCAATTGACACTATTAGAAAATTTGGATTGAAGTCAGGTAGACAACATTCCGT